AAGGACAGATTGCTCGCCAATATGAGCGAGAGCAGGCCAGTAGTAATCATATCGTGTACTACGTGAGAACATGCGATTTAAGCCTTGCTGATATGTTAGGTCAGCGCGAACGCTGGCTATACCTAGAATAATGCAATGTTCTGTGAATGATTTTGTAAAGCCTCCATTTTCTAATACAGCCGTTCCATAGGCAGCGAGTGTACCTTGTGGAGTAGTTGCAGATTCTGAAGTTTGTGGAACAGTATTGACATTAATGGGTGTAGAAGTACCGCCTAAGAATTCTGGACGATAAGTGACATCTAAGAAGTTAACACCAAAGTGTGCTTTTACGATTTCCGCGTAGCGTGTACCGCTGCGAGCATCTCTTTCAAGTAATTTTTGAATTTGAAATGCTTGTCTTAGTTGGTTAATGGTTGCTGCTGATGCAATAGATAAATCAGCATATAGGTAGTTGTCTGCGTCAGTAACTGTGCCTTTTACAACAACAGTGCCAGCCGAGTCTTGAAGGTCTCGAGCTTGTGCAGAACCGGTAAGGATATTGACTGATTCGGTAGCAACTGCGGCAGTATTAATTTTTGCCTCTGTACCAAGAGGAAGAGCTACTGAATCGCCTTTTTGTAACCAGGGTAGGCATGATGTGAAGTAGTCGTGGCGTTTTCCACGTTTGAGTAATGAATAGTCAGATACTGAGTCGGGGCCGTCGTCAGTGTCTACGACAACTGAATCGATTAGGTTTTGGTCTCTGTACCATTCGTTGAATATATGATTGTAGGCCCTAGTGAAAAGAGCTGAATGTTCATAGTCAGGTACTTTTGTAGGTAGGCCGAGGTAATCCTGTAGAGTTTGATTTGAGTAACCGGTTGTAGGGGGAGCCGACATGATAGGAACGGTGTAATCTGTAGAGTCACCTGGGTCAACCTGTTCACCACAGAATTTTCTAAAGTTTGACCAGATTTGTCGGATAGGTACTGAGAAGAATTGAACATCTAAGAACATGTTATCCATGATTGGATGTATGGGTGTATTTAATCGAGCGAACATAGAAGGGTCCATTGAAATGGTGTCACCTGGTAGTGCTTCGTCCGCGAATACAGGGATAAGATAACCGGCATCGAAGGTGGTTTTTAAGCCGTGTGATCGGTTGAAGTTTGAACGCGGTATATCCGCGGTTGGTGCTGAACTGAATTGATGAGTCATTACGGATTGCATTTTAAGATACCTCTGATTTGAGTTTACCAATATTTATATTGCCTAAGAGTTTTTCGATACGTTGAAGTCTTTTATCTATATCAAGTTCTAGTTGGTTTTCTGAAGGATTTTTTATATCTAGACCATTAGCTAATATTCTTGGAGCATCGAGTGGTTCTATTTTGCCAGTATTATCGTCATAAAAAGCGAGTTTATAGAGTTGGAATTGTTCTGGGTGTTTTGAGATATTATTATCATCTTTTGAATTTACATTATCCTGAAATAGCCTAATTGCTAATCCATCGTTGTGAATAAAGAAAGGTTGAATGAAAGCGTCTGCACATTGATCGTAAACTGAATATATATGTAATTTCATTTTGTTGTCTCTATAGGTCTGATTAATTTTTGAATTTTAAAGTCTTGTATTTTTGCTTTTGAATCTAGTCTTTCTCTCGTGTATTCCTCCTGGTTATTAAGAATTTTTGCTTTACGTTTATTTTTTCTAGCTAACATTTCTACCTCATCTTCCATAGCTAGGATGTTGTCATAGAATTTAGGTAGTTTCATTTTGATGCGATTAACAGTTATGAAGTCCTTATCTGTATCTGAGTGATATTTTTCTAGCCACGTTTTGCCTAAACCAGGGTTTCGCGACATAAGACAAAATTCTGGTTCTAATTCGTGTATTTCTCCTGTTGTTTTGTCCGCGATCATATAGTGTTCACGATTGGTTTTACCTGTTTTTGGGTCGACTGTATCCATATCGCCCTTACGTTTTTTCATTACATATCTTGCAACATAGGCCGCTGATTCAAAGGTGACATCACCAATAAGTGAATGACCAAGTTTCCAAGTTTTTTCGAGTGTGGGCGATCGGAACAGAAGTTGTCCGTTGTTTTTAGTGTGCAGGTATTTATCCGGGAAATCATATCCAAATATGATGGCGTGATAGTGTGGTCGGTTATTTTTTTCACCGTATTCTCCGCAAGCAAAGTAGCGTAGTTTTATACCGGTGCGTTTTCTTAATCTTTTGAAAAAGTTTTGTATTTCCCTTTTTGCGATCGAGTGATTGGAGGGCAAGTGCTCGGGTGCATAGGTTAATGTTACGAAAGAATTGCTTGTATGCATTTGAGATTCGTGCATACATCTTACTGCCCATTGTCGTGAGTGTTCTAATCTGCATCCTGTACACCTACCGCATGGTAATTCTAATTTGAGATCGGTATATCCTTCGTTTGGGCTAAAGACTACTGGTCTTTTTCCATTTTTACTAACGAATTTTGACCTATATCCCGTGAGTGGGTATCTGCATGGCATATCAAAGTCTTGTTCCCCCACGTAATGGACGCATATTGACATTCATACGATGAGTACGATCAGCTGTAGCTTTGAATAGTTTTTTACTGCCTTTTCTTGATAGCTTTTTACGTTTAGCCATGATTATTTCCTCATTGGTGGTTTGACGAATAGTGCTAGTACATTGGTAATCAATAATGTGATTGTGTCCCAATTTTCGAGTAGGTAATGAGCCATTTTTATTCCTTTAATATTTGTGAGTATTCTACGTGAATGTGATTTGTTTCTAAGTGTACTTCGTATTTACTACCAAGCTCGAGTTGTAACTCATTAGCTATTCGTAGTTTTGTCTTTTCATCGAAGTACCTGGTCCTAAAGTCTAATGCATATCCATAGTAATGCAAAGACCCAGGTGAATGTTCACCTTCGAGTGCTGAAGTAATGACAAGTTTTTGACCATTAAGAAACCAAAGAGATGAAGCTTGGATTAATACTGGTCGCATTTCTGGCCGTAATCCTTGCATGATTACGCCTTGTTTTATGCCGAGTAAATCGGACATTATTTTTAACTCCTGTAAGTCGTTGTTTTACGTACTGAACCTTAAAAGGTGTCAGTCCGACCATTTACATCAAGTAGGGGATGGTCGGACTGCGGGATAATTTGTCCCTCGTAGATTGCCCTAACGCGCCCTTACGGGCTTGTTGGCTCCTTAGTGCTATCACCCCCTTGGGAAGGGGGAGATTCGCTCTTAGAAGCTTGTTTATCAGGCACAGGTGCCATTGTTTTGGCTCCACTGATGTCTATGCCATCGTTGCCTTTGAGAATGCCTAATTTTTGCATTCTTGTTTTGTTGTCTGGATTTTGGACAAATTCGAGGAATTTGTCAGGTTTGTTATCAAACTCCTTACGGATGTTTGAGGGTAGTTCTTCAAACATGCTTTTTGAGTTGGCTACGACTTCCATCGCCTCTCTAAAATCGATTGGTGATATATCGTCGTAGCGTCCTTGGTTGTCTTTTGCGTGTTTTAGTAATCCAGTGCGTTGATAATCAGACAGAATGTAATTCATGTCTGTTTGGTTTTTATGTGATTGCTCAGTGAGTCCTTTTCCGCAATGTATTTTTGGTTTTTCTGTTCTCTTGAATGCCGTTTGGAATTCCATAATTAGTTACCCAAGTTAATTTGATGTTGAGACTCGTAAGTTTCGAGTTTGTCGTTGAACCATTCCTGGACATCGCCAGGGAGGTTAGTTATTGAATTTTTTACGTTGATTATTATTTCCTTAGTATTTGCTCCTACTGAATCGGCTTTTTCAAGCCATTTTGTCACTGCGGCAGAGGCTTCACCCAGAACATCTTGATAGCCTTGGGTGCTGGTGTTGAGGATACCCACAACAGCGTTGGCTATTTTTCCTAGTTCCGCAGTAACAGTACTAATTGCCTCAGCACCAGGTACGAGTGCTTGAGATAGTTTTGATTGAGTTTGAGTGAGTATTGCGTTGGCATCAGCCAGAGAAGCCTGGCTGGATTGTAAGCCAACATTTGATTGAGTTTGATAGGCTTGAAAGCCGGTATTAATAGCAGGTGTTATTGTATCGAGTATTTGTGGGGTAACGCCAGCAGCGGCAGAACCGCTGGGCGTTGTAGAACCTCCATATTTTCCTGTAAGGATAGGATTTAGTCCAGATCTTCGTAGATCTCGCATTTCCCGTTGATGTGCCGTATTAGACATATTTTTTTGAAAATTTCGATTTACTTTTGCCTGGTGTGCATTGAATTTTTGGGTTTCGGCAGAAGCCTCAGATTGAGCAGAATTTCTCTGCTCGCCTCCGAGGAATGAACCGGCTGCGCTGATTAATGGACCAGCGACCGATTTTGCTATTGAAGAGAAAAGTCCCATAATTTTTCCTTAGAAGTGATCGATTAGACCAGGCACTGAATACAGTGGCATAGGTCTTGCGTATTGAAGATTGAAGTAGCAATCCATGAAGAAGTCTGGCTCAGTTGTTACCGCCACGACTCTGTCCATAGGTGGTGTTTCTTCGATGAAGGTTTGATTTAGACCGGGTAAAGAACCAAATTCTTGTGATAAATGCCAAGCGTCTAGACTTGCTGCGTCATTAGAGCGCATTTTTCCGGTTATTAGTGAAGGTTTATAACGATACTCTGCCCATCGTTCTTGGTAGCCAAAGACTCGCTCATTATCGGGTGTACCAGTTGAACCGGTATCCGTTGTGGGGTCTTGACAGTAGAGTTCTTTCATAAGGACAGATTGCTCGCCAATATGAGCGAGAGCAGGCCAGTAGTAATCATATCGTGTACTACGTGAGAACATGCGATTTAAGCCTTGCTGATATGTTAGGTCAGCGCGAACGCTGGCTATACCTAGA